ATATATTCTAAAGAGAATGGTTCACAGTTTATAAAAGTTGTAGATGAGTTAGCTCGTAATCCAGGTTCTCGTAGAGCTACTATGATCTATACAAGACCAACCATGCACGATGATTATAATACTGATGGTATGTCTGACTTCATGTGCACTAACACAGTCCAATATCTAATTAGAGACTGCAAACTGCATGCTATGGTTAACATGAGATCAAACGATGCAGTGTTTGGTTATAAGAATGATTATGCATGGCAAAAGCATGTATTACTTGAAGTATGGGAATACTTAAGAAGCGGATATAAACACTTATTAGATCTTAAGATAGGTGATATCTATTGGAACGTAGCATCTCTTCATGTTTATGAAAGGCATTTTAAGTTCATCGATGGCAGCGATTAATAAATGGTACAAGCGATACCTTAAACTCGCTAAAGAAGTTGCAACATGGTCAAAAGATCCTAACACCCAAGTTGGAGCAGTGGTAGTTGGATCTAAGGGCCAAATCTTATCACAAGGATATAATGGATTCCCTCGTGGCATATCTGATTTAAGCAAGAGATTAAATGATAGAGATATAAAACTATCTCTTATAGTCCATGCTGAGATGAATGCCATCTATAATGCTACGTATTCAGGTGTATCATTAGATGGTGCAACTATATTCATTCATGGTTTACCTGCATGCTCTGAGTGTGCAAAAGGTATCATTCAAGTAGGAATCAAAAAGGTCGTAGTATCAAAACAATGTATAGAAGCTAGACCACATTGGAATGATTCATGGAAAAAATCAATAGCAATGTTTGCTGAAGCTGGTATAGCTGTGTTTGTTATAGATGAATAATATAAAGATCATCAAGACTGGAATTAATGTCTCTAAGATATTAAAACAACTTGACCAATATCCAGAAGATTGGGATGGTCAAAGGAGCGTAGAGAATACAGGATCATTATTAAGTAGAGGCTATGCTGATTTACCAGTTGGTGTACTTCAACTTGTAATGGGAGCTGTAGCTAAAGCCGAAGATCATGCTGAAGATTCAGAACTTACTGTAAAAACTCCAGCATACTATCACCATACAGAGATGATTGGTTTCTTAAAAAGAAACTTTAAAAAGTTTGATAGATGTGGATTCTTATCTCTTGCACCAGGCGGTGAAGTTGGTCAGCACATTGATGAAGGCAAATATTACCAAACAAGAGACAGGTATCATTTAGCCATTAAAGGTAAGTATAGATATACAGTAGGTGGAGAATCCTATGATGTAGAACCTGGTACTCTTTTATGGTTTAATAATAAACTCATGCACGGTACAGAAGTTATTGGAGATGAAGTTAGAGTTACTTTTGTATTTGATGTACCACATTCAAAAAATAGGAGAATATAATGGCACAACCAGGTAATAAACAAGTTCATAAGTCAAAGCGTCATAACAATCCAATGACATATAAGAGCGGTAAGCCAAGACTTAGGACTCTTAATGTAACACAACTCAATGCATTAATTGAGAAGACCCAAGTAAAGAAAGAAAAAAGTAAGATCACACGTGAAATCGCAAGAAGAACAAAATAAAGGAAAATCATGGGACTATTAGATAAGATTAGAAGTAATTCAACGATCAAAGACTCGGAAGTATTATCCAAGTCTAAGTTCTTTACAAAGAAGGATATGATACCTACATCCATCCCAGCAATTAATATTGCATTGAGTGGTAAACTTGATGGTGGTTTAACACCAGGTCTAACTATGTGGGCAGGTCCATCTAAACACTTTAAGACAGCATTCTCATTATTGATGGCTAAGTCTTACATGGACAAGTATGCAGACTCTGTACTATTGTTTTATGATTCAGAGTTTGGTACACCTCAATCATACTTTGAATCATTTGGTATAGACCAAACAAGGGTGCTACATACTCCAGTAACGGATGTTGAGCAGCTTAAGTTTGATATCATGAAGCAGATCCAAGGCATCGAACGCGATGACAAGATCATGATCATCATCGACTCAATCGGTAACCTTGCTTCGAAGAAAGAAGTCGAAGATACTCTTGACGGTAAGTCTGTTGCAGACATGTCAAGAGCAAAACAAATCAAGTCATTGTTTAGAATGGTTACACCGCACCTTACATTAAAAGATATCCCAATGGTAGTGGTCAATCATACTTACATGACTATGGAGATGTACTCTAAGCCAGTAGTTGGTGGTGGCACAGGCTCATACTATTCAGCAGATAACATCTACATCCTTGGTCGTCAACAAGATAAGGATGGTACAGAGTTAACTGGTTGGAACTTTATTATTAACGTGGAGAAATCAAGATATGTCCGTGAAAAGTCAAAGATACCTATTACTGTTTCTTTTGATGGTGGTATTAGCAAGTGGAGTGGGTTGCTTGATATTGCTTTGGAAACTGGTCATGTTACTAAGCCATCTGTTGGTTGGTTTGCTCGGGTAAACAAAGAGACTGGTGAGATTGGTGATAAATTTAGGATCAAAGATACAGATACTAAAGAATTTTGGATGCCTATCCTTATGGATAAATCATTCCAAGAATCAGTCAAAGACAAGTATCAAATAGCTCATGGTGCCATCATCAGAGATGAAGACATCGATGTTGAGTTAGCTTCTATCGAGGACGACGAAATTGTTGCATAAGATCCAATATGAGACAGAACCTTACGGTACTAACCAGTATTCAATAGAATACACTAACGGTAAGTATACTGGTGTCAAGATCGTATTAGGTGCAGTTAAACTTGAAGAGAGTCAAGAACAAGATAACTGTACATTAAAATACGATTATGATATAATAGAAGGTATAGTTGAGGATTCTGATAAGAAAGAATTTGATAATTATATTGGTGACACCCTCATGCAGATGTTAAGTGATGGTGTAAAGAACAATGATTTAGTTTATTCGGGCGGTGTTGATGAGAATTGAAAATACAATCTTAAGTAATTTAGTACATAGCGAAGAGTACTGTCGTAAAGTATTACCATTCTTAAAGAAGAGATACTTCTCTGAACGTAAAGAAGCTATCGTCTTTGAAGAGATCAATAAGTTCTTCGAGACTTATAATAAACCAGTAACACAAGAGATCCTTGCTATCGAAGTAAACAATCGTAAGGACATCTCTGATACAGACCTTAAAGACCAGCAGCAACTTATTGGTGGTCTAATAAAACAAGATACTAATGAGGAGTGGTTATTAAATGAAACAGAAACCTTTTGTAAGAAGAAAGCAGTCTACAACGCGATCCTCGATTCCATCGGTATCATCGAAGGCAAGGACAAAGAACGACAAGACGACGCAATCCCTGCTCTCCTTTCAGATGCTCTTGGCGTTAGCTTCGATAATCATGTTGGGCACAATTATCTTGACGATTCTGATTCAAGGTATGAGTTCTATCATAGAGTAGAAGAGAAGATTAAGTTCGACCTTGATATGCTTAATAAGATTACCAAGGGCGGATTAAGTAATAAGACTCTTAATGTTATCCTTGCGGGTACGGGTGTGGGTAAGTCATTATTCATGTGTCACTGTGCTGCAGCAAACTTACTTGATAACAAGAACGTATTATATATTACCATGGAGATGGCAGAAGAAAGGATTGCAGAACGTATCGATGCAAACTTATTGAACCTCTCTATGGATGAGTTAAAGGTGGTCGATAAACCCATCTTTGATAGCCGTTTAGATAAAGTCAGGAAGAAGTCTCAAGGTAAGTTGACTATTAAAGAATATCCTACGGCCGGTGCCCATGCTGGTCACTTTAGGGCATTACTTGAAGAGTTAAAACTTAAACAAGAGTTTAAGCCTGACATTATCTATATCGACTATCTAAATATATGTAGTTCACAACGACTTCGATATGGGGCTAACGTAAATAGTTATACCTATGTCAAGACGATTGCTGAAGAACTAAGGGGTTTGGCAGTTGAATATAATGTACCTATAGTGAGTGCCACACAGACTACTCGGTCCGGTTTTACGAATTCTGACCCAGGTCTTGAGGACACATCCGAATCCTTTGGTTTGCCAGCAACAGTTGATCTTATGTTGGCTTTGATCTCCACCGAGGAGCTTGAAGGACTTAACCAACTCATGGTTAAACAACTTAAGAACCGTTATAATGATCCAAGTTATTATAAACGCTTTGTGATTGGTGTTGACCGAGCTAAGATGAAACTATATGATGTAGAAGTATCTGCACAAAGCAACATCTCAGACTCAGGACAGGACGATAAACCTGTATTCGATAAGTCGGACTTTGGTAAGCGAGTCTCGGCGGAAGAGTTTACGGGATTTAAGTTTTAACAAAGGGACTTCGGTCCCTTTTTTATTATATAAATA